AGTTCATCTTGACGTTCCATACGACCAAAGCGTCCGTATGTCTGCTTGGCAAAGGCTAGTTCTGCAGAACGGTTGTTTCCTTCCATAGCTGCTGTGTTTGCACCTACAGCTTCAAGTAGTTGTGCCATACGGTCGTTCCTATTGAACGCCATAGCAGTTAATTGACGGCCTCTGTCAAGCTGAGCACTTTCATAAGCTCTGTTTGCAGCTTCAAGGTTTAACTGCTTTTGCTGGGTATAAAGTCCTTTTTGAACTTCATATGCTTGGCGTGCATATTCATTCTGCTTACGAATTTGTAGGTTTTGGAAATTGCGTTCAGCTGCAGCTTGACGATTCCGTTCTTGAATCTGTCTTTTTTGTTGTTCATAAGCACGATCACGTTCGCTTAGACCACCAAAAATGTTTAGGCCCATACTGCCAAAACCCATTACCATGGCGAATGGATCAAATTTCTGTCCCATTTAACCCCTCCTATAGAAACGTTGGTTCAGCTTTCCTTCCCAGTCCAAACCAAGTAGAGATACAGGAAAAGGTGTATTACCGATGATCTGTATAGCAAGGTTCTCATTGCGTTGGAAGATAGGAACAACGTGTGTAGAGCTTGCTTGCATGTTTACGTTGTTTAGATTGTATTGTTGTGGCAGCGTTACTGTCACATCTTTAGTGAATGGATCTATACCTGTGATGCTCACCTTGTAATCAACAGGACCACTCAAGCCGAGCTTGAACTTCATCCTATGGATAATCAAGCTAGATACATCATCGTTCTTGATCTCTTCATTACTGATGGAGTACCTATAAATCCTAGGTAGATCAATAGTCATATCATAGCCGTAACCGATGATAAGGTTCTTACCCCTGTAATCACCGTCTACATCTACATACTGACTACCAGTAGAACCTGCAATGGTAGGTGTAAGGATAGAACCAAACTCACCTAGCACCAGTACATTTAACGTACTACCAGTGACAGAATCGTACGGTAGGAATACACGTGTCTTCTCTGTAGCAGAGTCGTAGGTACGGTGTGGATTGATGTTGAATAGGTCCAAACAAACATCAGTCTTCTCACCAGTAGGAAGGCTCAGATAGCCCTGCTCGTTGGCTTGTGTAACGTCATAGCTTTGTAGATATACATCTGATCCGTTTTTTACAACAGCGTAGAACGTGCTGTTATCAAAGAACTGATCTAAAAGTGTGCCGGTAATAGTCCACTTATACCAAGAGTTAACAACACGCTGATCCCGGGACCGATTAAGGAATCGGTACTGATACAAGGTTGAGGAACCTACAGTACCAAGTGACACCAACGACAAAGCAGGCGATGCTTCAAAGCTGTTGATAGTGGCAGGGATCAGTTCAGGCACAACGTTGGTGATGTCAGCCATCAAAGGCGGTGTATCTGAAGACACATCATTCAACTCAAACAACCGTGTGTATAACGGTGTCTTACTGATAAATGCTTGTGAGATACCAAGAGATACAGCTTCTACGTTTGGGTCGCACTCGTAATTACTCATCGTGTTTACCTTGGCAGTTGTAGGAGCCAAGATGTCCGAGTCAGTACTTAGAAGAAACTGCTCAGTTGACGAGTAAAGAACAAGTCCAATACTGGTAGGCTGAACATAATGTAGGAATACTGGTTTCTTACCAGCCACGGAGATATCGATAGGGTCATCATTAGTAGCAGTGAGTGCCGTTGTATTCCAGAAGTTGTCAATGTCACCAGCCTTTGTAAGGATTACATTCTGACCAGACAAGAAACCAAAGCGGTTCCTATAGAAGAACATATGGTCAATAGTCGAACCAACAAAGCTAGGCTTTGGGTTAGTGTTCTCATCACCAACAAGACGGTTTTTCCAAGTGACTGGTTCAAATGTAAAAGTAAGGTTAGCTTGACTGACAAGCTTATGAGGCATAGTCAGTGGATCAAACTCATATGTAATACCAGGCTGGGTAGTTTCATACCATTGGCCTCTACCAGTGGCAGTGCCATCATCTGTATTGAAGATTAGGTATTGGTCATCAATGTCAATATCTTGAGAGTTGACAACTTGCACTACATAACCATCTTTAGTTTCTAGTGGGAGTCTAGATACATCAGCAACAGTATCAGTTAAAACAGTAACGCCTTCAGATATTGTGTCACTAGATGCTTCAACAGTAAAAGCTGAGGCGCTTGTTATGTATAAGCCTGGTCCGATAGCTGTAGCCGTAATGCCGGAGATGGTATTTACTTTAGTGGCAAGGCCAGAAGCAATGTCAGTAGCAGAAGCTCCAGAGCTTGCTGATGTTTCTGTTTTGGTTGTGCCATTAACAGTGACTTTATAGTCAGTGTCGTTGGAAGCTACAGTAATTAAGACGTGTGCACGGTGAGAATCTAAACCACTTGAATGTGTGGTGTTAGCAGTCATAGCAACTGTCTTCTTCTTATTAAGAACGAACGTAGTATCGTTCAGTGTAAGAAGTTCAATGTCATCTGGTGTAGCACCATTCAGATAACCATTAGATGGGATAGTAGTGACAGCACAGTTGCCTACAGCAGTGTCATACACGCCTTTTGCTGTACCTTCTGCAGTCACCGCGTTGTCGTAGTTAGTCTTTGCAGTGTTGTATGCAGTAGTGGCGTTGGTTAGATCTGTAGGTGTATGCGTTGCAGCAACTGTCAGTTTGATCTCAAAGAGCTTGTAACCTTTGCTTGCAGCCAGTAGGTGTTCATTAGTACGTTCGGTTCCTTCCGCATAACCAGCAGGTAAGGATGCTGAATTAGAAATGAGAGTGTTATTACTTTTGACTAGGTAAACACCATCAGAACCAAGAAGAATCCCCGTTCGTACACTCTCTTCTACATCATCAGTATAAGTAAAGTCAGTGTCAAATGAGATAGAAACAGTTTCATTTTGACCAGCAGTTGCCTCAGCTAGTGTTACTTCAGCAGCCTGTAAGAGAACTAACTTTGCAGCCGTATCAGCACGCTTAGCATTTAGGTCGTCAGATGCAGCTTTAACAGTGACGGTGTTACAAGTACCAGGGACACCAGTATTATTACCCATGTCCACCATCCGGGTATCACCATCTAGATCCCAGACACGGAACACGTTGTCTGCATATTGTGCAATATATTTTTCATTGGAATCTCTAAGAATCTCAAACCATTTACCAGAGGGAGAAGCGCCATGCAGCTTCGATACAAACTTACCGCCAGGACGCTTGAGCATCCCCAAGGCAAAGTCAGGAAAGGCATTGACTGCATCTTTAACTTGTCCTGGCCTCTTCCTGTTATCGGGTTGTTGAGATATACCTGAAAGGAAATTAGGAATAGACTGGGAAACTGTGCTCATTGCCTGAAGAGTGCTCGATAAGGTTGATAGCTGGTGTAATAGTTCTGTCCATCTGGGTGACCAAACATTGAATAGTCACCTTGTTGACATTCATAATCAATAAGCGCAGCACGTGTCGTTTGCTCTTGCTCTTGCAACAACATGTTCAGCTCTTTGTCACCAACCATCTTGGTTGCACACATACGAGCAGCCTTGGCGGTGATGTAAGCCTGTGCAGCTGGTGGTAGTTGTTGAAAGTCGAAGTACCAAAGAATGTCAGCTTGGATATCTTCGTCAAAGATTTCACTGTGGTGATACGTGCAGTAGACAAAACCTTCACGCCTCACTAAGTTGTAGTGATCTTGGTGGTAGCTATTGTTAGAATCAATAGCCAACATGTTAAATGGATACGCAATCTTATTTGTTACAACGTCACGCTCTAGTTTGTAATCACGTTCCGTGTTAAATGTCCAACCTTCAAGTTGTACTTGACGACTGACTTCACGGATAGTGTTAATTACAATTGCAACTTCAGGGTTTTGCAGATCCAGAGTGGTGACAGGAGCCTGTCCCACACTGCTAAGTATTTGATTTACAGCATCCAGTTCGGTGGACACAGCATATGTAGGAAAGGCCATATCGTATAGATAAAAAAAAGGGACTCCGAAGAGTCCCCGTGTATAAAAAAATCAGAATGCGGAAGGAGCAGTACCACCCACATACAGCTCAACAGCTGCAGCAGGGTTCAGGTAATCAGCACCCATGGCCAGACGGCCCAGGATCACATCACCTTGGTAGATGACAGAAACGTCGCCACTGGTGACTTGCACCTGAGGAGCGATAGCTTCGACACAACCAGCAGCTTCCTTCTGGAAGATCAGACCGCAGGACTTGGAGCCCAGCTCAGCAGCAGTACCGTAGTCGTTGTTGACACCGGTAGTAGCACCGGAAGCATCTTCAGCGGTCACACCAACAAAGTCGCCAGTGTTGCTAGGAGCAGTGACACCAGTGGTGCCGCCATAAGCAGTACCGTACTTACCCAGGAACGGGATGTTCATGGACTTGTAGATCTTGATGCCGGCAATCTCAACGATGCCGTTACCACGCTGACGGGATTCACCCTGTGCATCGCGGTTAACCAGACCGTTATCACCAACCTGTTGGATCAGCGAGTAGTACTGGCGGGGGTTCAGAATCCCCACACGTCCGTCTTGACTGATTCCTTTCTCATCCATTGCAGCAGCTGCATCGTAGAAAGCATCAATCAGACCAGTAGCGCTGTAAGCATCAGAGTCGTTGGTAGTAGCACCAACACGGATCTGAGTACCACCGGGCTCCTCGAAGTTGCTCATGGAGACAGGAGAAGCCTTACGTGCGCCACGGGTGACAGCACGGAAGATGTAGCGGTCATACTTCTCAGCAAGGGCGTAGCCGATCTTGCGAGAGATCTCAGACCTCAAGTCGTAATGGCTCAGAACCTCGTCTAATTCATAGACAAATGCGGAACTGATGAGAAGGTCATCGCAGGTGATGGTCTTCTCAGCCACGGGAGGTGCACTCTGGTCATTACCAAGAATGCTTTGGCCAGGAGTATGGAACTCACTGGTGGTGCGACCCGTGTAGATGAACTGCAAAGACTTGCCGTTCTTCAGGGTACGCTTCATAACCAGATCGCGAGCGATCGTGTTGTTTTGGAAGCCCTTAAACATTTCACCAGAGAAGAGCTTCAGGTACAAGGCGCGTGCATCTGCACCACCATTGCTAGAACCCGGACGAGTAAGTTGTGCCGGGTTGACGTTCGACTGGTGATCGAACGATCCAGGATATGCCATTGATAGAGAGAGTTAAATGTTACTTGCTCTCCAAACGTTTGGAAATTTATTCAATAATTTTGTGGTCTATCCCACCGTCTAGACGGCAAAGGGTATCCGCGTACGGGCCAATGCCAA